TTATTGGCAACTTCACAAACTTTGCTGTTGTAGATATCCCTGTCTCTCAGATGAACCGCCATCCTGTAAACTGTCCTGAGAATATCATTCGGCATTTCCTTGTCAAAATTTGTGTCGAGCATATGCTGCTTAATTCTATCAAATATTCTTTTTGCGGAAACTTTCCTATGGGAAATATCCTATATGCCAAAGAATATGAGCACTCAATGTCAAGAGACATTAAGAGGTCAGAATTGACCGAGAGGCGGCGAAGGTCTCTACGACCCGGGCATCCGCCTCGGTGCTCAGCCATTTCAAAAGGATGTTGCGGGCGGCGTGGATGTCGCGGTCGCATACATTGCCACAGAAACACTCGAACGTCTTCTTGCTCCCGAGTAAGTAATTAACTTGCCCGCAAGCACCACACGTCTTTGAAGTGTATTCTTCGGTCGGTTCGGCGTATAGCAACCCCCTTTCCTCGCACTTGCCTTTCATACGCATCCTGAAGGTGAAATGACTGATGCCAAGCATCGAGCGGTTTGTCTTGGCTTTCAACATCCCGCTGACGCGTTTGGTTTCGAATGGTGGCAACAGCACGCCAGAACTTTCATCAGTTATATGATTTATGATTTCCCAGTGATAGGTGTCTCGCACACGTTGATGGTGGCGAAACAACTTGCGACGGTGTTCTTTTAACTTACGTTTCAAAATATTATCCTGACATTTTGAAATCCTACGGTCAACAATTGATACCCGCGTCCTTATGTCAACGAGTTTGGCATTCATATCTTCTCCCAAGGACTTAGAACCACCATCGGTCCCAAAGCACGCAAAGGGAGTGCGAACGCCGGGGTCTATGGCAACGATGGGTTTGGGTGTCTGGGTCCCCGTGGTCTTATACATCGGTATCAACAACCAGTGGTCTCCGTATGGGTCCCTCTGTATTCTACACTCCGCATCAGGGACATCTTCGAATGGAATAGACCCAAAATACCTGATTTGACCCAATGTTCTTGGCAACACCGTGAGGACACCGTCCTTGTGTTTAAGATACTTCCCAATGCCAAGAGAGAACCCATTTTGTTGTTGGTGTTTCTTCGTCTTGAAAGTTATTTTGAAATGTGTGATGTTTTTGTTTTTCAAGTTGGTAAATGCTGTCTTGAAATTCTTTGCCGCTTCAAAGACTGCTTGATGCCGTATTACTTTAGGAGTTGCCAATAACCATCTGCGTTTTTGAAAAAAAGAGTTATACTCGCCGTTTCTTGACTTCAGAGACACCAAAGCATTTTGAAGTTCTATCTTGTTTGCGTTATGCGTTTTGTTGTTGATTGCTGATATTGCGACATTATAAGAATATCTGGCACCATCCGCAAACTTCCTTAGCAGCAGTTTCTGTTCCTTAGTAGGGTTCAGTTTCACCTTTCTCGTGCGGATAACCTTTTTGATATCCGCATCATTTTGAAAGAGCGGTGTTGTTTGTTGTTCCCAAGGGAGTATTTGTGTGAGTTCCTGGGTTTTTCTCGACCACCATGGTTTTAATCGCGGCATATTTATTATGAAAATCACTTCCTTTACATATCAAAAGTGTCGATATAAGGCAAATGACAAATATACATAGGTTTGATGTTTAGGCACAAAAGATGTTCTGAATATATTTTGTTATTTTGCGCATGATGCTTGGCCGCAAGCAGCTTGTTGCCGTGTCTTCTGTATCGCCGTCGCCAGACATGATGATTGCATCAGCAGGATGATAATTCGATACAGCTGCAAGAAATTCTTCAACTTCATAAGAGTCCGACCGATAAAGCGGAGCAGATGACTTCTTGGGCGCATCGGGAACCATGATGTCAACGGGGCGGGAGCAGAGAGGAGTGTTCATATTGTCAGTAAGTGATTTTCTCTTACTTGTTGGCATTCATATATACTTGTCAAAACCTGGGTCAAATGACAAGTATATCGACATAATAAACTTAAAATAATCTGATATGTGTGTATCATAGATATGGCTTCTCTCTTTGTGGTCACCCAAATTACAAACACCAAAAACATGGCAGGCATCCCTCATAATCATGCAATCGCTAACATCGATGGAGCCGCCATCTTCGGGTTCAGAAAGCTCCCTCTTGCAGCAAAAATTGCAAAGGCGATAGATCACCGCATTACTACAAACGCTGAGTATGTTTTCTGCGAAGACCTTGTAGAGCCCTTTTCCAACTTGGTAAAAGGTCAGGTTCTCAGTTTCAAGTATCCCTATGCAATCACCAGGGATGTCAGGTTTGACAACGTAATCATCGGTCGTGTAAAAGAGAGCGAACTAGTGGCTTATTGTTCTGCTCTGCAAGTTTCCACCGTGATGCTAAACGAAACATCTGAGAGACTGTATGTAGAGGACATTCTCAGCCCTGCCCGTTCCTTGCAGTATAGCGCAGGGTTTCTTGACTATCTCTACCACATGGAAGAAAAAAATGACCTTGAATAATTAAATATCGCGTAAACTTAAACAAACAAAAACATGGTGGTAGAACTCACTAAACTGAAATCAGGCCCAAAGAAATTCAAGGCAGTGTTCTTGGATGACAAGACAAAGAAAAAAGTGAAAACGGTTTACTTCGGGCAATTTGGCGCAAGCGATTACACAATTCACAAAGATCCCGCACGCATGAAGAGATATGTAATCAGACATCAGAAAAGAGAAGACTGGACAAGAGCCGGAAAGCACACGCCGGGGTTCTGGAGCAAACATTTGCTATGGAGCAAACCTTCTTTCACAGATGCTTTGAAGTTGACACAGGCTAAAGTCGGAGAGAGAATTGTATATAAAAAATAAAAAACATATTATCTAATCTTAACAAACGTATAATGAGTTATTTCCTGACTCCGTGGAACAATAATTTTGATGAGATATATGCTTCTGGAAACATTATTACAGAACAATATTTCATTGGAAACGGAGCTTTTCTAACTGGAGCAACTTTTACTCCACCAGCAGTTTCATCATCTGATATCCGTGGAAATGTTATCGGGTCATATGCCAACGTTTCAAACATCATAGCGTCCGCAGGCAACATTGCTAATGTCCGCTTTGCTACCGATGGTAACGTGACAGCCGCGTACTTCATCGGCAACGGGTCCCAGCTGACCGGTGTCACTTCAACTCTCCCATCCATCGCAAACATTGACATCCGCGGAAATGTCATCGGGTCATACGCCAACGTTTCAAACATCATCGCAACTGCTGGAAATGTTGGAAACACGAGGTTCCTTGGAGGCAACGTGGCAGTCAGCGGACAGGTGAATGTCCTTGGCAATGTCGTCGCCTCCTTCTTCATCGGCAACGGGTCCCAGTTGACTGGTGTTACTTCAACTCTCCCATCCGTGGCAAACATTGACATCCGCGGTAACATCATTGGTGCATATGCCAACATGACAAACATCATCGCAACTGCTGGAAACATTGCAAACGTCCGCTTTGCTGCAGATGGCAATGTAACGGCCGCATACTTCTTTGGCGACGGGTCCCAGCTGACCGATGTGATCCCCGCAGATCTCAATGTGACAAATCTTGGTGTTGTACAAGCTATCAATGCTTTTGAGATCAACACAGATTACTTGAGTGCTACTGCCAATGTAACTGCGAGTTACTTCATTGGTAACGGGTCCCAGCTGACTGGTATCACATCAGTTTTCCCTGCCACCGCCAACGTTGACATCCGCGGTAACATCATTGGTGCATATGCCAACATGACAAACATCATCGCAACTGCTGGAAACATCGCAAACGTCCGCTTTGCTGTAGATGGCAATGTAACGGCCGCATACTTCTTTGGCAACGGGTCCCAGCTGACCAATGTTGTTGCTTCCGGTGTTCAATCTCTTGACATCCGCGGAAATGTCATCGGGTCATACGCCAACGTTTCAAACATCATCGCAACTGCTGGAAATGTTGGAAACACGAGGTTCCTTGGAGGCAACGTGGCAGTCAGCGGACAGGTGAATGTCCTTGGCAATGTTGTCGCCTCCTTCTTCATCGGCAATGGGTCCCAGCTGACCGGTGTCACTTCAACTCTCCCATCCACCGCAAACATTGACATCCGCGGAAACGTCATCGGGTCATACGCCAACGTTTCAAACATCATCGCAACTGCTGGAAATGTTGGAAATGTCAATTTACGGGGAGGGAATATTATGGCCAGTGGTAGTTTGATGGCAAATACAGCAACCACGGTAAATTTAATGAACTTGATCTCCACTGGGGCGTCATATTCATCCTCAATTGTTAACCTTCAGACAACAAGAGCTGCCAGTAGTCTGTTTAACTTCATAAAATCCTCGGCAAGCGGTGGTACTGAAGATGTATTCACTGTCAACGGTCTTGGTAATGTTGGTACCAGCGGTGCTTTGACTATAGACACGGGTTTTTCATATGGCGCTGCACCACTTGCCAACAACATCAATTCGGTATCAACGTCTGGCACAACAGGGGGACACGGTCATATTTCTTGTGTCACCCGGGGGAACACGGTGTTCCGAGTGGATGTTGGAGGGACAATTACCTCTAATATTGTACAAAACGTAGAAGTTGCAAATTTATACGCTACTTCAGTCGTGTTCACAAGAAATGTTTTATCTCTTCAGACTCTGAGAGGTAACAGCGACGCGTTTAACTTTATCAGGTGTGCTGCAAATGATGGTGCCGACACTCAGTTCTCTGTGAATGGTACCGGAGGAGTAAAAAGTATTAATACAAACTCAGGTGCCCCTGATGTTATGAACGTCACTTCTTTAAATACAAATTTCCGAGGGGTAATGTTTAAAGGATATATAGCCGCAGGTGGTTATAGCGGCCAAAATTTCATCTCTTGTGTGAATGGTACAAGTGGTAATGTTTTCAGAGTCCGTGGTGATGGCCTTGTTTACGGCGGGGCATATAGCACTACTGGTGCTGATTATGCGGAATATTTTGAATGGGAAGATGACAATCCTTGGAACGAAGATCGCAGAGGCCACACTGTAGTGATGGAAAATGCTGGTAAGATACGCATATCAGTATCTTCTGATAACCCATATGACGTATTTGGTGTTGTGAGCGCTATGCCAAGTGTTGTTGGAGATGGCGCAGAAAATAATTGGGTACACAAGTACAAAATGGATAAATTTGGCAATAAAGTAAGTAACGTTCTGTATTTCCTATCTAATATTAATAATGAAACTGAACGTGTCCGTTGCGATGCAGATGCTTCTATTGAAGGATATGTGAAAGTTACCGAAGAAGAGTACGTAACAAATCCCGAGTATGATCAAAATGTGTCATACATATCACGCGAAAACCGCAAAGAATGGGTTGCCATTGGTCTCGTTGGAAAACTCCGCGTCCTCCCCGACCAGAAAGTTAACCCTTCTTGGCGCTTCATGAGAACCATATCAAGCGATGATGGCATAGTCCACGAGTATCTTCTCACGAGCGGAGTGAACTTGGGTGTTATGGCGGAACTAAATTCTCTTAAAAGCGAACTTTCAACAATCAAAGCACATCTGGGGATTTAAATGTGTAGTTATTGAAATGGACAACTCCATACCAACGGGCACTGTGAACGCCAAAAAACGACCAGTGTTTAAGGACTCAAAAGGAAGAACATTTGTAAAAGAAGGGTCTAAGAAGGTGTATGTGAAGAAATTGTTCATGCCGACAACTAACATTGCAAAAAGTCCTATGATTGAAACGGGCAAAATAGATGCCAAGAAACGCAAGGTGTTCAAGGATTCCAAGGGGCGTACATATGTAAAAGAAGGTTCTAAAAAGGTATATGTGAAGAAACTTTTTACTCCAGAGAGGCCCGTTACTCCTGTGATTTTGAAAAGTCCAGTTGCGGATACCGGTAAGATAAACTCAAAGGAACGCAGGGTTCTAAAAGACACAAAAGGGAGAACATATGTGAAGGAAGGAGACAAAAAGGTATATGTTAGAAAGTTATTCACGCCAAAGGTAAATAGGATTGCACCAGTGGTCCGTGATGAGCCGAAAACACGAAAGACCAAAGAGCCAAGAAAACTTCTGGTCTTTAGAAAGAAAGTTGCGACGACGCCCGTTGTTGTAGATTGGAGGTCGATGCTTCCAGAGAAGTTCTTATGCGCGTCTCGTGGTCTCAGACAAAAAACAAGTACTTGCTGGTTCAACAGCGCGCTTAACGGACTCGTGCTATCATCAGCATCGTCCAAGTTGCTTCTCGAAGATATGCGGAAGAATCTTAGTAAAGAAGAAATACGAGAATTGTCCGACATGAAGGTATCTGATGTCTGTCCAAAGGAACTCTCCAAGAAATTTGTGTACGCCTATGCTCTCAAGATTCACGATGAGTTTTTACAGAACAAGAACAAAAATGAGTCAAAGAACCTCGTCGACAAGATGTTCACTCCAAAAGCCCTTCCCACTCCCGTGGCACAAGGCGAAAAAGGATATTACGCGATAGATGCCATTCACCAATTGCTGAGACGCGTCTTTCCTAACAAGGGAAGAGCCACGATAGGTATGCTCGAAGAAGCAAAACGTATTTCGAATGACACTGAGTTTCTTGTATACGACACGGTTATCACAAAACTTCACGACATCCCCCCTACGATTGCAGGAAAATTCAGACTATCGCACATATCGTACATTGTGAATCTTGAAAGAACGGGGGAATTCCACGCAGTAACTGCATATATTTGCGGAAGGCAAAAAAGCATCTATGACTCGAATAGAATGGGCCGCTTAGATATAAATTGGGAAGTTGCAAGAAACAGGAAATCAATACTCCAGTATTCTGGAGCACGGAAAATGAATAGCATTGCGTACGCATTGTACATCAAGGAATAATTACTGCTTGGCCATAGATGTGGCTACTTTCAACAAGTTTTCCATTCTCTGTTTGTGTAATGCTAATTCAAAACTGTTTTTAGAGTGCATGTTTCGCTTTGCATTCTCAATACTTTCAATAAGTTGTTTCCATCTTTTTGAATGTAATAACCTATAGTAGCCATTAGTTATTTCTTTGAATTTTCTTGGATTTGACAGTTCTTCCAGTTTGTCTTTAACTTTCATAGATTTTAAACTGTCTTCAGATATCATAAGGCGTATTTTAGATGTTACAATAAACGAGTCTTGCATGTCCCCCCATCCCCGTTCTCTTCCCACCATCTGTCTCAAACGCATTGATCGTCGCAATATACTCAATGTCAAGTATAAGGGATATTCATGGCAAGACATATTAAGAACCTTCTTTAGAATGCCTGGTGTTGGCATGCTTAAGGATTGCAAACTGTACTTTTTAAAAAACTCTGTTAGTTCCATGTGTTTTGCATAAAACCTATCCATGAGACATTGGCCAAGGAATTGTATCTGCGCTGATGTGTCTCTGAGAACTCGTGCTTTCCATTTATCAAGTGGTATAGTTTTCTTAAGTCTCACAAGTGCTGTTATACTTGTATCAATGCTATGTAGGTTCTCATTGCTACAATTGTCCCTTGGTCTGTGAATAACACCTCGTGAGTTTGCTATCATAATCTTTCCATGATAGTCATCATCTTTTATATATTTTATGAATCCTTTGAAAATAGATAATCTTTTATCAAAAAGAATATTATTCATGTATTATTGGGATATTTAAATAAAAATTTAATATCACGTGGTTTTAATACTTTCTCAGACCGTCCTCTTATATTACCAAGATTATCTACTGTGTATCTCTTTTTGAAACTGTATAATTCTCCTTTTTCAAAGGTATAATATACTGCGGGTACACAAACTATTTCCATATTTTGACTTTTTCTTATTTTTCTTGTTTTACATATACAATATTGACAATATACAATACCTGGGTCAAATGATGTCAACTTTTCCAGCGATTCCCACAGACGTGACATTTGGCAAATACGGTCATAGGTTCGTCACATGACCGACACTGCATCTCATAATAACTTGTCTTGCGGCTCTTGCATTTACCACACGTCAACATCCCATCTGGCATGTTCTCAGGGTCCACGCTCGATGCGTCGGAAAACCTAAGCGCCCTTCGTGCTGCTGCCTCGAAAGCATCCGTCCATTTATCAGAACAAATTTCCCACGGTTTGGCATTGACAAACCACCTGATGGAGCAGTCTCCAGTTTTCATCTTGTCCATCAAATCGGGTCTTAGTTTCAGATTGTACCGCACGCCAAGAATCTTTTGAGTGTAGGCGTTCCTAAATGCCAAGTTGTCCCAGTTGAGTGCCTGATCTTTATTTGTGCAAAAGTCTACCGCGTGGTTCCAAGTTGCCTTCTCAAGAAAGTTGGAAATTTTCATATCTTGAACCAAGAGGTCTATCATGTTTCTTGCCTTCTCCCTGATGTCTTCGGGAGTACTCACAGGTTTATAAACCACCTGTTTTGGAGGCATACTGTTGTTTAAGCAGTCGCTTTTTTATTAATCTCACTTTTGTCGATATAGATGTATATCGACAAATGCTGTAGCGCACATAATTAAAAAGTTTGCGTAAGTAAATGAATAAAAAAATACTTCCACTATCAGGGTCTGAAGAAAACTTCACGGATTTTGTGTACGGAAGTGATAAATTTGGCAAGAAGAACAATAATTGTTATGCCTTTGCTCTTGATTGGTTTCGCGGGGGAGGACAAAACAAACTGCAACCAGGACAGATATCAAAAACATTAAAACCCGATGATGACCTTACTGATGTTAAGACACTCAAGGCTCGTATAATTTCAGATCTTGCCACGAAAAAGGATGGTGGATACATATCTTCACCCTGTGTAAAATGCAAAGAAGGGTATTACAAAATCATGGCTGTTGTTGACAAAGGGACCGACTATCATTTTTATAGACAGATGGGAGACATGGTGATAGACACGAATGGAAAAAATACCAACACGCTTGCCAGAAACATGGGCATAAACAAGACCCAGATAGATATTCCCACAAACTCTAACAAGGCACTCGTGAAGAAAGGGGGTCTCTTTGCTCACAAGCGGGGCCTGGCAGACTTGACCGTTCTTGATGCGTCAGGCAAGTTCATCACGGATCCACGATCCGCCAACAGAAACTATGGCGACACCAATTACAGCACATATGTTGCCACCTACTGCATAAACAAGAATTTTGGACGGGGTCAGGATTTCAACTGCAAAAATAAAAAGAACGCATAATCATGTGGACTTTATCTCTACATCTACATTCTTTGCAACATCATTGTAAAAATCTTTCGTCTCTACGGGAAATTTGTACATTCTATGGTCGCCAGCAGCACACATCCTTATAACTTGAGCGCCAGATATAGGTTTCTCTTTCTTCTTACCGGTGTCGAAAGAAGGCGCCGTCATATCCTTTAACGCTCTTTGTATATTCTGAGGAGCGTATGGTATATGATAATCGTCATCGAATAAATTAGCGCTTTCTTTTAGATACTCATTTCGGTATTTCTTCAAATCCTTTGTTATCTCATGACCAGTGACCGGGTCTTTGTGAATGACAGAGTCTTTACCAGAGTCGTATTTGACAAACTTCTGGTCGGCACATATCCCACGCGTATACCTGAACAAAATAGCAGGTATTTGTTGCGGATCCGCACCGCGTATTTCGCTTATGAACTCTGGTTTGTTAAATATGGCATACACCGCCTCTACCGCAGATTTATCTGGGATTGCAAGGGTGATGTTGATGTTGTTAGTGTTGTTAGTGATGCTATGATCATTAACCACATTCTTGACAACACCTGTATTTCCGTTTATGATGTTGTTTGTTGTATTGACCGTTGCCAAGTGTTCTTCCTCGGACACAAACCGCATCTCCTTCTTGTTCATGACATTATGCATACATTTCTTGGTTTTGGAATGTTTGCAAGCACCATGAGAAGAAAGTGTTTCATAACCGCAATCGCAGGAATAAAGGATTCCGCTGATGAACTTTACCATTCTGATATTCTATTAGATAAAATATTAAGTTGTTTACAAATGGGATATCCCAACACTATAGCGGTAAAAGGGATATAAGGATATCACTTTTATTTTTTTTTTTTTTTTTTGAAATAGTTTTCTACTGAAATGTTTACATGGTTAACGACTGGCAAAGTCATGAAACACTGCCTGTGTCTCGGCACGGTTTAAAACTTCCCAGCATCCACACTTTGCCC